TCAACTCATTTAATTAACCTTCAATCTAATTGGGATAATAACAATATAGATGGTGAAACCGCAGAGGAGAAAATAATTAGATTAGGAGCTCGTCCAGTTTCATACAGTTCTTAATTCTAATTTTATAATTAGAATGTCAAATTACGAAGCAACAAAATACGATTTCAGTGCAGCAAACCTTACAGGTATTGAGGGGATTCCTTCGGCAACTATTGTGCCCTGGACATCTGCTTCTGTTCCCGCTGGATTTTTAGAATGTAATGGTGCAGCAGTTTCAAGATCAACCTACGCTGCATTATTTGCAATTATAGGTACAACCTATGGAGCAGGTAATGGTTCATCTACTTTTAACGTTCCAGATTTACAAGATAATGCAGCCATGGGTAAATCAGGAACTAAGGCTTTAGCTTCAACGGGTGGTGCAAACACAGTTCAATCAACAGGAAACGTTGGAGGTTCAACTGCAGCTCATTCTTTAACAACTCCTGAAATGGCACCTCACTCTCACCCAGTTGGAGGTGGAAGTCGAAACACACCGGGAAATTTAAATGCTAATCCATCAGGAATAAGCGTTAATCCTGGTAGTACAGGCAGCGCAGGAGGTGGTTCAAGTCATAGTCATAACATGAGTGCAACTTTTACAGGTGATGCAACTTCTGTTGTTCAGTCTTATTTAACTTTAATATATATTATAAAAACGTAGGAAAAAATGTCAAATTACGAAGCAACAAAATACGATTACGATGGATCAAATATAACAGGGATTGAAGGTATTCCTTCAGCAACTATTATTCCATGGTCAGACTCATCTATCCCCTCTGGATTTTTAGAATGTAATGGTGCAGCAGTTTCAAGGTCTACTTATGCAGCCTTATTTGCAATAGTAGGTACAACTTATGGTGTAGGAGACGGTTCGAGCACTTTTAACGTTCCAGATTTACAGGATAATCTTCCAATAGGAAAATCAAACAATAAAGCTTTAGGCTCAACAGGTGGTGCAAACACTGTAACATCAACTGGAAACGTTGGCGGTTCGACAGCTAATGCAACTTTAAGTAGTCCACAACTAGCTTCGCATAGTCACCCCGCTAATAAAAATTCAGCTCCTGGAGCTCCCTCAAATTCTGAAATGCCTTACAGTGGTGCATATAGTAATGATGGGGGTACAGGTGGTGCAGGCGGTGGAGGAGGACATTCTCATAACATGAGTGCAACTTTTGCAGGTGACGCTACCTCTGTTATTCAACCTTATTTAACAATAATATATATTATAAAAACTTAGGAAAAAAATGGCAAATTACGAAGCAACAAAATACGATTTTTCAGGAGCAAATTTAACAGGTGTTGAAGGGATTCCTACAGCAACTATTGTTGAATGGTCATCTGCTTCTATTCCCGCTGGATTTTTAGAATGCACTGGCGCAGCAGTTTCTAGATCTACTTATGCAGCTTTATTTGCAATTGTGGGCACTACCTATGGAGCAGGTGATGGTTCATCTACTTTCAATTTACCTGATATTCAAGACAAAGTAGTTCTAGGTAAATCAAACAACAAAGCTTTAGGTTCAACCGGTGGTGCAGCGACAACAACTACTACAGGAAACGTTGGTGGTTCGACAGCTAATGCAACTTTAAGTACATCACAATTACCTAGTCACTCTCATCCAGGTCTTGTGCCTTCTGGAAATTTTGCAAGTCCTGCAGGTGGTAGTTTAGGTAGAACAAATGCTAATTCAGGTTCTACCGGAGGTGGAGGTGGACACTCTCATAATATGAGTGCTACTTTTTCAGGAGATGCAACTTCTATTGTTCAACCCTATTTGTCAGTAGTATATATTATAAAAACTTAATTATCTTAACAACATCCAGGAAGTTAATAAATATTTTTTACCAGATAGAGGTGAATTTCCTCTATGAACATATGGAAATCCAGCGGGCCAAATAACTATTCTACCTGTTTTGGGTTTTATCCTTTTTGAAAAATGTAAAAATTCTGTTTCCCCACCTTCTTCAACATCATTTAAATAAATAGAAAAAACAAAAGCTCTTGGTTCATTATCAAATCCTTTATTATGCTCTATATGCCAAATATGATAACCCTCTGTAGGTAATGTTTTTTGAATTTTTAAAGACGTAAAATGAAAAGGAACTCCATAAGCATCACCTGCTCCAGTGTTTTCTATATAATGTTTAAAGGCCATTTCAAAATTAACTATTATAGATTTTAAATCTTCATACCATATATCTAAATTATTAGAGGCTGCAAAAAATTGTTGATCTTGTTTTTGTAATACTGATACTTTTTCAAAACCCATTCTGTTAACTGTATTATTAAACTTATCTTGATTGTCATATAGTTTAATTGCGTTATTACATTCTTTTGCTGTTATATAATTATCATAAATACCTATGAAATTTTCTATTTTAACTGTTTTTTCTTTTATCATTTAATATTTTAATTTTTTTATAATTTCTTTGTCTTCAAAACTATATACTTGATTTGTTGTTTTAAGAATCTCATCATTTTTATGGTGAGGAAATAATCCATTTTTATCCACATAGTGTAAAAATAATTGAGCTAATGCTTCTCCTTTATTAAATCCGAATCTTGAATGTTTGTCTTCTATTCCTAAGTAAATAAGTCCTTCACCTGGTTCTATTTCAATTTTTTTATTATTTATAACCATTGGCCAATTTTTTGTTTTATAAATATTAACAGTTACACTAATTTCACATGCAGGTCTGTCTTTATGGGCTTTTAAAACAGCTCCGTAAGGATACCATCTCCAATAAGCATAGGTAGGATATAGTTTTAATCCGGTTTCTTTTTCCATTAATGAAAGTTTTGATTTTAAAATAACTTCCATAAAATCATCATGTTTATAATCAAGACAATAAGGAGCTACAGAAAAATCGTTGTTGAAAATATTAGCCGAGGATAATTTATCTAATTTGTGTATTACATATTTTTGTGATAAATTTAATTCTTCTTCATTTAAGAAATTTTTAATTAATTTATATCTGTAATCTTTTCTTATACAAGCCATGCTATAATACTATATCTTTTTCCTTTTGTGATAGGTTCTATTTTATGTGGATAAAAAAAATTTGAAGGCCAAATAACAACACTTCCTGTTTTAAGAGGTATTCTTTTAGTCTCATTAAAAAACTGATCTGAAAAAAGTAAATCTCCTCCTTCATAATTTTCATTCAAATTTATAATGATACTAATATTTCTATAAGTTGAATCTGAAGAGTCTACGTGATAATCATACCTACCTCCTACATTATATTTCAATATATCCACTTGACTTACAACGTTCGATATCAATCTAGGAAATCTATATTTATAATGGCTGTAGAAATTTTTAATTTGATTATTTATTAATTGAAAATAAATCTTATCTCCTACATTTGTATCTCTTAAAATATGTCCATTTACTCTTCTATAATCTTGACTGCCGCCAGCAGTAGGTAGTTTACCTTTACAAACTTTATTAGAATAATTTATTACCATTTGACAAAATTTTTTATCAACGATATTGTGTAATACCATTATTCCATCTTCAATTTTCATTTTTTCTTTCATTTAATATAACATATAACATATTGTTTAATATTTTGTCAAACAGAATGTTTTAAAAATTAGACTTTACTTCTAAAGGTCTATATTTTTTAATTAGTTTATAATTAATATCCGCACATACAGGTTCTTTTTTTGTATCCAATAAA